TCTTTGCCATCAATCGTCAGCTGGTAGTAAGCGCACTCGGTGGACATCTTGGTGGTGCCGCTCTCGCCCTGCTTGTTTTCACCGCCATCAAACTCTTTATGACGGCCGCGCATGACGATTTCGACGGCGGAGATTTCACCGGTGTCATCGCGCTGATAAGAGCCGGTAAAGCGCAGCGGCACGCTGTCCGCGCCCGGAGAGGCGTACTGCGCCCACAGCGCGGCGTCCGGCAGACCGCCGACGGTCCACTCCAGCGCCAGGGCATCATCGTCCAGGCCGAGGTCGACAGAGACCGAGCCCGGCATACCGCCGCCGCGATACTTCTCCAGCTTGCGGGTAAGCTTCGGTAAGGTGACAGACTCAACAACGCCCATGTAGCTCAGGCCATCGTTGAACATATTCAGGTACTTAAGTTTGCGTGGTAACGCCATGCTTCAGCTCCTTAGCTGTTAACCGAATCTGACAGGTCTGCCAGATAGGTATCGGTGATGCGCTGGCGCAGGGTCAGATTTTCCAGCGGCGGGACAGGGGTGTAGTCGTAATCGATATACAGTTTCCCCGCTTTCAGGGTGGATGCATCGTTCGACTCAGGGTCATACCAGCAGGAGCCGTCGACGATATAGCCGTTGGTTTTCAGCTCGCGGAACTTGGCGTTAATACCGGAAACGATGTCGCGGATAAGCGTTGGCGTGATGGGTTTATCCATCGCCCACGCGTGCGCTTCCGCCATGGTATCGGCCAGCACCTGTGCGGTACGGGTGTAGTTTTCAAAGACGAATAACGGATCGTCTGAGCAGGTACGGTTACCCCAGAATTTGAAACCGTCGTTGCGAATCAGCGTAGTGACGCCAGCCTGGTTGAGCAGGTTCGCATCGGTAGCCTGTTCCTGCAGATCCCAGGAAACAGAAGCGCTTACGCCGGTAACGCCGTTGACGCCAACGTTTGACAGGGTTTTATGCCAGCCCATGGTCTGGTCGATTTTGGCGCGCAGGCCAAGCGCACGGGCGGTAGCCCAGGCCGTCGTCGTTGCGTTCGTGGTGGTATCCCATGCCAGAAAATCAGGATGGATAACCATCAGCTCGCGCTGGCTGAAGTTTTTGCGGTAGTTGATCGCTTCAGAGATGGTTTTGCATCCCCACGCGCTGACATAGCCGAACGCGCGCAGGCTCTGGCACATGGCGGCCAGTGCGGTCGCCACTTCCTGAGAGTCCAGCCCCGGCACGCCGAGAATACGCGGCTTAACGCCGGTCACCGTTTTCGCCGTGAGAAGCGCCTTCAGGCCGGTATATTTACCGTTTTCATCAGTAGTACCGATGATGTTGGAAACGGTCTGCTTGCGCGCCTCTTCCGGGGTTTCAGCTGTGCCTTCGGCCACGCGAACAACCACGACAACCGGTTTGCACTGGTCGGCGATCGCCTGCAGAGAAGCGGACAGCGTCCCCGCCTTGCCGGCTTTCGCAATTGCGTTTTGCACGTTGGTAATGAGCACGGGCTCGTTTAAAGGAAATGTCTTGTCGTCAGCATCGCTGGCCGTACAGACCATGCCGATGATTGCCGTCGAGACGGTGGAAATGGTGCGGGTGCCATCGTTGATTTCGATAACTTCCACGCCGTGGTGATAGTCGCCCATCCGGTTAACTCCTTCGTTTAGTGGTGAGGCTATTGTCACTTGGGAGGAGGGGGTATGAAACGTAATGACGTTGGAGGTAGGGCAGCACAACGCACAGTGAGTGGTTGACCCGCGCGGGAAAGGTGACCGATAGTTTTTAGCGATCAATCATGAGCAATTGATCGTCGATAATCATTATTAATGAGTGAATATTATCGATATCGTTGCGCCATTAACGAAGTGGTGACGATTTTACTCTGGTTATCAGGCGGTCTGACTGCATGGTGGATTTTTGGTTATTGCTGGCTGAAATTTTTTGTCGGTGATGAAACAGAAGAATATGAGGGATACCCCTACAAATAAGAAATAGCCCGCTTAATGCGGGCATTTTCTTTATAATAAAAGACAATTTAAATAGATATCCACTCAGGAGTTTTAGGCCAGTCAGGCACATTGAGATCAACCCCCGTCAGTTCAACAACGTATTTTTTCAGTTCTTCCAGTTGTGTTTTTTCTTCCTCGGTAGCCATCCCCAAATCAACTGCAGACTGCAGCGGAAAAGCGCTTACCGCCGCCTCACGTTGCCTGCTTAATAGCTCTCTGCGATTAGCCGCGAGGGTTTCTTCTGGTGTCCTGACCGGTGCGGTTACAGTGACCCACTCCATCTGTTTGCTCTCGACGTTGTAACTGGGGGCGCAGTTAAAGGGAGCAGCGCCGACAAATTTTTCATACTCTGAATCACTGACCCGGACAAGGTCATCCGGTAGAGCGTTAACAGACTTGTAATAGCGCAAACTTTTAATCGGATAAAAACCGCGCGTTTGATTGCTGAATAACTGACTATGCATAACTAATATCCTGTTACCACAAAAGAGAATGTGCCATCCGTGTTACGTGTGTGCAGGTTGAAAGCGCTAGCGCTTATAGCAGAAACTGACCACCATGAATCCGAATCATTACCACCATTTCCGCTGTATGAACCTGAAATCGCAAGAATCCCGTTCGGGAATGATGCTGGTAAATATACGGTGACGTCCGGGTTTGTTCGTGAACTTGAATACACACCACCAATACACTGCATGAAAATCTGTCCATTACCGTGACGGTAATAGGCGGAATAATTCCCGGTATTTGTTGACCCCGACTGATTTGGGGGCGGGTTATTTGATGAGTAAACTCTTACCTGTCCGCCAGATTCAAAAACCCCCTGACCAGCAACTATATTTCCACCAGAATTAAGCTGACCTGAGGCATATATATTTGCGGCAGAATTAATATCCCCAGCAGCATCGACTCGACCGCCGCTATAGACTTGTGATGGCACATCTAATCTACCATTTGCATTAAATGCTAATATGGCACCGCTACCGTTATCCCCAATAACCTGAATTATTGCGGAACCAAAATCGCCCACTCCTGAGCGTAAAATCCCGAAACTTACAGCTGAACCGTAGCCATGATAATCTGTTTGTGACAGCCCTTTAATCAAGGGAAGATATATAGAGATACCCTTTGGCGTTGAATATCGTAACGGAATCAGAAAAGGAGCAGAATTTGAATACTGACCAGCAAAACTCCCGGCACCATACCATCCCGAAGCGCCAGACGGGTTTGTCTGATAGTAGTCAGCCCCCCCCACCGGACCGGGTACTTCCAGAGTCCCATTTGAATTAATATTAATCGCTGGACCTCCTCCCGCCCTCAGGTGTAGCACTTTATCGTCTGAGGCATACACCAAACCCATTTCTTTCCCACCTTGGTCAAAAAACGAGAGGTGTTTATTACCAATCCCGTGAATGCCTATTGCATTTTGGCTTAACTGGACCCCACCATTAAGCGCTTTGACATTACCTGGAATGGTAACGTTCTGGGTACCTTCATCAAATTTAAGAGTCTGGAAATACCGCCAGCTAATAGTTGTTCCATCATCTTCACGAATAGCATAAATCGCCGCTGAGTTCGAATAGCTTACAAACTGAATTAATGGTCTATTTACCCTTCCACCCTGTGCAGGGCCAGTAGCATTGATAACAGTAATGAAATAAAAATCCTGGTTCAGAAACGGTGGATTATTGAATGAATAGCGTGTATCAATAAATAATGATTCACCTACGACGAATGCATACGTCGAAAAATCAATTGGACCGTGATACGTTTCGGATGTGAATATCCCTTTATATCCAACAGGAATTAATTCAGCCGTGGATTGGCCAGCCACATTCCTGAAAGCAGCATCGCCGAGACTGCTTTCCAGCGTTTTAACCTCATTGCTGACCGCCTTCACGGCCTTTGGTGTGGCAGCAAGCGTCTCAGAGGTGCTGTCAGTCGCACTACTAAGCTGAGTAAACCCTTTAGCCGTTAGCGTGGCATCAGGATGGCGGCGAGACTGCTCATGCTCTTCTAGCTTCTCATCAACATACTCCTGGGTCGCCATTATCGTAGCCGTATCTATCGAGAGCTCAACCGAGGCGATATCACTGACCATGATCACCATTCTCACGGTCTGTGCACGGCCCGATCCCTCCTCCAGCAATGGCTTGTAACTTTCCGCCATGTTTCCGACGGCAATCAGCGTACCGGTGTCATCGTAAAGCCCCATCTCACGCATCCAGAAACCACCCGCTTCAGGAGGAATGAGAAGTTCTGCGATCACATAGTTACGCTTTTTATTGTCCTGGCTGATTTTATTCAACGCGTGGCGCCAGACTTCATTAACCAGCTTCGTCTGCCCGGCATCAGGAACCGGCAATGTGCCCCCACCGTCACCCACCGCCATCGCCGTAAAATTGACTTTCTTGCCGTTAGGGACGGTCGCGGCAGCCAGTTTTTCGGCACCGGCTTTGGTGATAACCGTTTTATATTTCACTGTCATTCTGCTCTCACTTATCCGGGATAAACCGTGATGATGTCGCCGTCATAGCTCAGGGCACCGGTATAGAGATAACCCGGAATGTCCTGGATGATATTCAGGCCAATAAGGTGGCGGCTGGCAGGCTTCGCATCGGCGATAAGCCTCTCCATTTCGTAATACATTTCCTCGGTGATGCCCGTGTCTAACACGCCGATATCAAGGCGGAAGGTGCCGGGCGGATCGTTGGTTTGCCACCACTCGGTGACGTTAATCAGATAGCCAAGCGGCTCCACCACGCGACGCACGGCGCCAATCGTTCCCTTGTGGGCATGAATAAACCACGCGGCGCGAATCACCTCCCGCTTGGTGGCCTCCGGCCAGTTCTCATCCCAGCGGTCAACGGAAAACGCCCACGCCAGCCAGGGCAGCAGATTCGCCGGACAGGTGTCCGCATCCCAGAGATGGCGCAGCGGAACGGGCGTATTTTCGATGTCCGCACAGGCGCGCGCCGCCGCCACCTCAAGCGGCGACGAGCCAACCGGTAGAAGACGCGTATTACTCATCGTTTCCCCCCACGGTTACGCTGTAGTGGCTGCACCATGAGGCCTGCGTTTCATCAAGCACGATGTCCGCCGCAGGTGCGGTCAGCTCCACCCTCTGCACCCCTTCAACGTGAAGGGCAGCGTAAATGGCGGACTTGCGGATATCGCGTCCAAGCCGATGCTGGGCCGTGATATAGGCCTGTAGCCTGGCCCTTGCCGCGCTGAGCACGGGTTCACTTTCAGGGCCGGGGAAGAGAAATAGCGAGGCGGCAATGCTGTAGTCGACAATATTGGCCGACTGGACGGTGACGCGGTCGGCGACGGGCCTGACGTCCTCATCGTTCAGCGCATTGCGAACAACGGCGAGCAGTTCCTCAGAGGCCACGCCGTTATTCTCCCGAGAAAGGACTGAGATCGTGACGTTCGCCGGCTGTGGGCTGATTACGGAGATATCCGCCACCCGGCCATCTGCACTGCGTCCATGGAACTGATACGCGCCCGTCGAACCGGCCACGCTCAATCCTTCCGGCGCCTGCTGGATGCGCAGACGAAAGTCGGTATCGGACTCCATCACGGCCGGAGTGGGCGGGAACGTGGCGTCATCGGCAGGGGTAATGACCAGACGCTGAAGGTTAGCGTTTGCCCCAATCTGGTCCAGATCGCTGCCTGCGGCATAGGCCAACATAACTGCACGCGCAGCCTCATTAACCCGCTGGCGCCAGATAACTTCCCGGTAGGCATTCTCCTGCAGCAGCTTCACAATCGGCTCGGATTCCAGCGTCAGCGTCCGTGCAATCGCTTCTCGCTCCTCTTCCGGATAGAGGGAGACAAAGGTGGCCTTTCGTTCTGCCAACAGCGTTTCATAATCCACCTCCTCCACGACATCAGGCGCGGCGAGCTGGCTCAGATCAACAATAGCCATAGCGTTTAACTCAGTGAAATGGTGATAGAAAAGGATTGCCCGGAGGTCGGGCGCGTGCCGGTGATATCGACATACAACGTCCCGTCGTTCTCCGAACGCTCGAAAGTGATGGCCGTCAGGCTTATTCGCGGCTCCCATTTCTGGATGGCGGAATAACAGGCGGCCATGATTTGCAGACGCAGCGCCGGGCTCTGCGGCCTGTCGATCATCGCCGCCAGCAGCGAGCCGTAATCCCGCCGCATGACCCGCGAGCCAATCGGCGTAATCAGAATGTCGCGCACGCTTTGCCGGATGTGTTCCGCCTCTGAAATGCTCAGCCCGGTCTGCCTGTTCATCCCCCTGTAACGCACCGTCATTGTGTCCCCTTAGTCCAGCTTCCGCCGCTTTGCACACTGCCGTGCGCATGGTTATCCACCTGCACCCCGTTGGAGGTGAATTTACCGCCGGAATT